GTTACGCCAGATGCAACTGTTAACGGACCTGTCACTTGTGCGTTCTCTGTAGCAAGTATAGTTGCGTTAGAAGTTAAACTTTGTGCATTAGTTCTAAATATACCACCAGATTTAAAGTTACCTTTGTTTTCTGCTGCTGGGGTAACTGTTCCAAATGTTCTACCAAAGAACATGACAAAAATATTATTGCCAGAGTTATTACTTGGTGCTGCTGAAAATGTTAAAGTTGTACCATCTGGCACAGTGTAAGCTCCAGTTGGCTCTTGCACCACACCATCTACGGATACAACAATGTCTTGTTCTGAACTTACAGTTTGATTTAATGTGAAAGTTGTTGTACTGCCATCGCCACTAAACTCTTGTCTTGTTGGTAAGCTCTCAAAAGCTGGTGATATTTTGTTACCAATCAAAGGCATAATTTATTCCTATTCACTAATTGTGTCTACAACTGACACCCATACATCAGCAGAACTTGCTGTATTACTTTTAATTTTTAACGCATCACCACTAACCATAACAATCTTAGCACCGCCATCAAGAACTTGTAGACTTGATCCAGCAGGTATTGGTGCGTCTTTTACAATATGTATATCGTTAGAACCATCATTAATATAAACCTCTACAGTTATTTGTGAAGTAGTAACATTGGCTACTGTTATTCCTACTATGGCATCATCTGAGTTTGCTGTTCTTAGTGTTGTTGCACCAGTTCCAACTGCGTTTGCTGTATTTCTTTCAAAATCTTGTGCCATTCTTTACTCCTATAACGCTATAGCCATTGCTACTGCAAATCCTTTTGTTGCTGCACCAATATCACTTGCTACCTCTGATGTGCTTCTACTTTCTAAACCATTAGCTGTAAATCTTGCATACTCATCATCAGCTACACTTGTACTGTCAATTTTTACTGCGTTTGTATTTGATATGCCAAAAGTCAAACTTGCTTGACCACCAATATCAGACAAAACCTCACTTGCGCTTCTGCCCTCTATTGATGTTCCATCTACACGCAAGAAATCGTTGTCTACAACTCCAGATGTAAAAGTGGCTACGTTGCCACTTGAGATACCAGAAGTAGGAATATTAGATGTTAAAGCCACTGTCCCAGTTGCATCTGGTAGTGTGATAGTATTGTCTTGTGACGGATCAGATACTGTTAATGTTGTTTCATGTTCATTTGAAGTTGCACCCTCAAAAGAAAGATCAACACCAGTATGTAAAGCTACTTTTTTGAAAAAGAAATTAGCACCAAAACCTGCATCATAATAAGTAGTCATTGATCCATTAATATTTGCCCTTATTCTTAATAAACCATCTTCACTTCCATCTGTAGTATCAGTTATCACGGATTGTATTTTTGCGTAGGTTGTTTCATTGTCTCCAGCATCTTCTCCTTTAAAAGAAATACTTCCAAGTAAGTCATTTGCCGCTGGACTAGATGAGTTTCTGATTAGATTTAAATTTGGATCTTCAGACGCACCTGCATCTGTAGATGTAAGTGTTAAATCACCAGTAATAGTTCCATTACCTGTACCACTAAATCCATTTATTGTAGGTGTTGTTAATGTCTTGTTTGTTAAAGTGTCTGTAGTTGCTCTACCTACAATAACATCTGTGGTGGCAGGCAAGGTTAATGTTGTATTGCCTGCAAAATCAGAGTGGGCAGGTGCTTTTAAAGCTGCATAGTGAGCATTAGAACTTTCACAATACATTCTTAGCTCTGATTGTGCACCAGTGTTTTTTAATTCTATCACACCACCATTAACTGTAAGATCATCACCTACAGATAAATCTGCACCTAATGTTGTATTACCACTTGCATCCAAAAACACAGTCTTTGACGCTGGTAGTGTACAAAATATAGTTTTAGTTCCCGCACTAAAGTTGACTGCATTATCACTATTAGAGCTACTAATAACTGTAGTTCTTGCAAGTGTTGAAGAATCGCTACTTAACGTACCTAACCCCACTTCAAACTCTGCTGACCCTGGTAATGTTACTGCATAATATGTTGTATTAGAATTACCAACACCAGTTCCAAAAGTTTCAAAACCAGTTACTGCACCCGCTAAAGTAAACGTGCCAGTACCAGTTGTAGTGGTTGTTTCTTTTACTCTGTCGTTTAATACTAATGCCATTATTTAAGCTCTATCGTTAAGTTGTTTGCATTTATTCTAAATATGTCACCACTTGCTATTGCCTTACTTGCATCAAGTGCACCTATAAACAAAACATTACCACCAGATCCTACAACATCTAAACTAGCACTTGCATGAGTTGCTACAAAGACATGAGTGATCGTATTGTTAGTTCCGCCAGAGGCGGCAAACTCTATGTTGTTTGCATTTTTTATTGTCTGTGTATCTGCTGACTCAGCAGTTAGTGTCCAATTAGATGCAGTAACTTGTACTCTAGCGTAATTTGTAAAAGTTGCTTCTGTTATTGTTGGATCTCCAGACTCTCCCGTTGAGTCATTAAAATTAGATACTGCCGTTGCTAGTCCAACATAAATGCTATCACCTGGTGAACTAAACGATGCGGCATTATTTTTGAAAATAAAACTTAGAAGTCTATTTTCTAAAAAGGTGGTTGCTGCATTTGCTGTTGCCATTTTCTACTCCTATGTTCTTGGCCTTGATGGTAGACCAACTCTATATCCATCTGTGTTTTCTCTTGCTTCTCCAAGATCTTTAACTCTTTCTAAATACTGCATATACAAATTTGTATAATTTTGTATGACATCAGGCTCGCCTTTCATAAAAGTATACGCTTCTATGAGCGATCCGTAAAGTAAAGCATATGGTGCATTTGTACTTAACCAAGTTGTCCCACCATCTGCTCCAGCAGTTAAACTAGTAGGCCTGTAAAAATAATGTAATTCAATTGTGTAGGCAGTGTCAGGTGTAGGGGCCAATATAAAATTGTTTTCATCAAATCTAGCATAATATTTGGGTAATCCAGTTGTTGAAGCAGCTGGCGTATATTCTCTTATATAATTTACATCTTTTTGCAAAAGAAAACTTTCTGATCCAGAAGTAGTAATTTGTAACGAAAAAGATGCTAAATAATCTGTAGGTACTGTTAGAAACTGATCAGATGAAGTTAAAGTACTTGTAACATTTTTTCTAAAATAATCAAGATCTACAGACTTTAACAATTTTTCTTCTGATGCTTTTATGAAGTCATTCAAATGATTTACAAAAGTAGTCTCAGCATTGTCTGTGTAATCTTGTATTGCTGTCTTTAATTGTGCGTATGTAAAACTCATGGTGTCACACTCACTGGTCCTGCCGTTGCATCAACACCTCCACCTTTTAAGCCTCCAGCTGTTGCTGTTTGACCGTTAGCACTAAAAGTGTAGGTATCTGTTGTTACTACAGTTATACTATACCCAATAGACTGTGTCAAAACAGATGGAGTAAATCCGTCAAAACCATTTACTTTTTTAAACCTAACCGTATCACCAGTTGTTCTGCCATGACTTGGTTCTGTAACAGTTATTACAGCTGAACCTGTCGATCCTGAAAGAAAAGAGTCTGGATTTAATAACCGTTCAATCGGATTTTCTGTTCTTGCGGGCCTTGCGTTTTTAATTGCTTGACCATCAGAGGGTACATGAAAAGGACCTAATTGAGGGTGCTTTGGTTCAAACTCATCAGGACCTACTAAAGATCCATTCCACTCAAATTTCATATCTCTTAATCTATACCTCATACCTGAACGGTCTGAAATGCCGTAAGCGTGTTTGCCTGTAGCAAATCTACCCATCAATTACTCCTCAGATAACTGTATTCAGGAGTAACTGTAAAACTTGATCTATCTCTATCTTCACCCATCGCTCTTTCAAATTCTTCTTCATAAATCGCTTTTAACATTTGTGTTAAGTTAGGATTTTTTTTCAAAGAAATGTAATAAGCTAAACCAGCTGTCAAACAAGGGTAAAACCTAAAAGGTACTTCTAAAGTGTTTACCGAACCATCTGCGTCCTGTATTCTGGTTAAAGCATCATAATGAATTACATCGGTACTATTTTCAGGAGCAGGCCATATTTTTAAATTAGGTGTAATCTGTCTGTCTAAAAAAAACTGTGTTGGACGTCCTGTTGTAGTTTTATTTGGTATTGATAAATAGCTATCTCTACTAATCCTACTTAAACTAAAGTCTGTGCCACTTCTTCTTACCACGGCCGATAGAATATCTATGACATCCGTACCCAAGGAATAATCAACATCATCAGCTGTGACTGTTTGTGTGCGTTGTTCAATAGTCCATTGATTAAGACCTCTATTTGCCCATTCCGCCAACATTAAATTCATAGAGCGTCTTGCTGTTTTTAAATCATACCCTGTTCTAACTTCTAAGCCACACCGCTCAAAAGCTTCTTCAATGTATTCAGCTACGTCTAGCTCGAAGTCTGTTGAATTAGAAGTTGCCATATTTAATCCTTATACAAATTATCAAACGTAACACTTGGGTCCATATAACTATTATCACATTCTGCATTATGAATCCACTGGCTTGGTTTAAAATCAGGTGCACCTTCACCTGTTTCCCATAACGCAGGACTCGTCGCACGAACCCTATTATTAGGTAATGCTACTATATTTCCAGTCCATTTACCAGCATCAGTTAATTCTATTACATGACTTTGTTTATGTTGAGCAGGATCATCGGCTATATCTGACTCTGTGTAATCTACAGTGAAAAGGTATTTACCTGTGTAAAATTTACCATCAATCTTACATTTCCAAGGACTTGAGCTTACTCGGTCTAGTTTTATTATTGAATGATGATGAGAACTACAATCCCAAGGTTGGACTAAATGAACAGGCATAGGCTCTGGCCAATTGTCCAAAGGAGTATCTGCAACTAGAGCTGTAATCGGCATACGAGCCCACATAGCCCCACCGTTAATATTTTGACTTTCATCAAAATCAGACTCACAACCTGTAAAAATCATTTGAAAACTTAAACATCTATCAGGCACAGTGGTGACTGCGATTGCCATAGCATGAATAAATTCACCATGATATTTTTCGTGATTGTGCGTATACTCTCTTCTCACCCAGCATTTGAAATGCGGGATGTTACTTTGAAGATAAGGCACTTATGCTCGGCCGCCTCTTCTCATCTTCTTGATAGCACCGCCTTTGGCAAAACCTTTTTTCTTCATGCCAGCTGCACCGCCACCCATCATCTTCTTAACGGCACCACCTTTGGCGTAACCTTTCTTTTTCATTCCGGCTGCACCGCCGCCTCTCATCTTTTTCACAGTTCCGCCTTTAGCGAAACCTTTCTTTTTCATTCCGGCTGCACCTCCACCCATCATTTTGGCGTAACCTTTTTTCTTCATATTTTTTTTCTTTTTTGCTGGCATTTTGCCCTCCTTTGTTAACTACTTACTGAACCCTTTGTAACCTTACGTCTGTTAGACATAACAGCTCCACAGCCTCTAGCTACTACACTACCTGTTTTTACTTTACCTTTAAAGGGTCTTTTTGCTTTTGTGCTTGGTACAGCTCCACCTGTTCCCATCTTTGTAACCTTCGCTGCTTTAGTATTAGATACAAAAGTTTTGCCCTTTGACCCCTCACGTTTTTTCTTTTTTGCAGTAGCCGCTCTCTCTTTTTGTGATAAACTATTTGCTTTGGATCTTGGCAAACATCTGTCTGGGTTTTTTTTATCTTTAGAAGTTCCACATTTACCTTTAATTTTACCGTCAGTGCCGATTCGCACCCAATCTTGTTTAACCCAATCTTTAAGTGCACCCATTACTTTTTACCTTTTGCCCCTTTTGCATAATTAGGGTCTTTACAATATTTTGATGCTGCCATATTTGCATAAGCTGACGGATATGTATCAAAAGTTCTTTTAGCCCATGCCTTGCCAGCTGGACAAATTTTACTACCCTTACTTTTTGCGGCACCACCTTTTTTAAAATATGTAACCTTTTGTTTACCCGGTTTGGGTCCAGTTCTAACAACGGTCATGCTGTGCTCCTTTGTTTTCTAATACTATCTTTACCTTTTTTAAATATATTTGCAACTTGAGTTTTACCCATCACTTTTGCTCTTTGCTCACCGACTGTAAGAATTTGTATCTTTCTCGCAAACGGCTTATTGATTTTCTTAACCTTGGCAACAGTTGCTCTGGCATCCGACGGCGTAGCAAATTTAATACTAACCGTGTCCTTAGGGTTTTCGTCCGTATATAAGCGTCTGCCAGAACCTTTTGGCTTTTTTCCTGTTCCAACTTTAGGATCTTTTTTTCTTTTTTTTGCCATTTTTAAGTAAACTTCCTAGTATTTTTGATTGGTTAGCATGAGCTTTACTAGCCTTTTTTAATTTACCTTGAACTTTTTTCACTTTTCTTTTTGCTACACCCGTTAATGCCATCATCTACCTCCTACAAAAATAAATACAATGGATACAAGTTGTATAACTACACCCGCAATCAACATCCAAACCCGTCTATCTATCTTGTCAATTTGTGCTTGTAAATGTGTAAGATGATTACTTTCTAATCTTTTTATCACCTCTTCAAGTACAGACATTCTTTTGTCTAAATTATGTAAAAAATCTTTTTCTCTTTTTGTTGCCATCAACACTTCCATCGTCTTCTTGCTTGTCTTAATCTGCTATTGGGGTTTTTGGCTGCTTTTGGAAACTTCTTCATTTGTCCTGCACTTCTTGCACAAAATGATTTTCTTCTTTTAGCTGCTTTTGAACCTTTTTTAACTTTGCCAGTTACCGCTGTTTTTAACTTACTTCCAGGATTATCCCGTCGATATTTAGCTACACCAGCTGCTGTCATGCCCGCCCCACTTTTAGTGGAGCGGTAATATTTTTTTGTTCTAGGCGGTTGTTTGTCCCTTTTCCTAGTCATAGTTCTTTCTCATTTCAAGCGTGATAGTGTAAGTATCCGCACTTGAATGACCTACTGTTGTAAACAAAATATCTCCTGTTACACCAGAACCTGCATTATTTTTAAGACCGCCAAAGCTAGAATAGTCGTGATAACCACTTTGGTTTTCACCTAATTCTATTATAAAAGCATTTGAAGTGGCATCAAAAAATAATCTAGTTTTCATACCTACACACTGCCACCATATTTTCTCTATAGTTACACTCGTGCAAGTTTGACCATGACCATTTGTGTTTAAAGCACTTACATCCACCTTTTTGACAGCAGACTCGCCTGATCCATCAGAAATATTTGTAAACTTCTGAATGACCTTTTTATCGCCATCAAAAATAGTTTGAGATGTTACTGCGTCAGCCATTTGTATCTCCTAACTAAGCTTCGTAGCCCATTAATTCAATAAACAATTTACCTGCTGTATAATCGGCATCTGTTGTATCACCAAGGGTTAAGTATAAAAACTCATCAGCAGCTGGCACCGCAGTGAAATAAACTTTACTTCCTAGTGTTGCATCACCAGCGTTAACCAATAAGGTTTCTGTTAAACTTGAGATAGCACCGTCTTCCACACCAGTACCCTCTGTCGCAGAATGTACGTTTATGTCTGGGTCACCACCTGCTGGTGCTTCAAAACATTCCATACTACCTGTTAAAATTGTACCGTTTCTAGCAGCTGTGATCTGACCTAAGTGACAAACATTAGATGTTCCGTTTACACCAATTATGTCACCGGATGCAGTTGATCTTAAACCAGTTAAGTCAATTAAAATTCTTGTGGTTATAATACCACCAACCCTTTGAACAGAACTTCTGTAAATAGTTCCTGTTCCACCTGTAATACCAGTACCAGCCTCTACTGGCATAGTATTAGCATCAAAAGATGTAATACCACTTGAGTTAATACTTGATAAGGTTGTAATTGTACCTGTGGAGGCATTTTTACTAATAGAAGTAAAACCACCTTCAGATCTTATAGGACCTGAGAAAGTTGAATTAGCCATATGTTTCTCCTTGTCTTGGCTATTGTCGAAGTTAATTCTTCGTCAAGGTAATTCTATTATACATAAAAAAAGGGGCCTGAAAAGACCCCTTTAAAAAATATGCATTTATTTTTATGCCCCAGGAGTTGCAAATACACATCTCCAGTCGGAAACACCAAAGCTATAACGCTCTCTAGCCTTAAATCTCATGTTACCTGTATCAAAATCGCCTTCCATAGCTGTTTTGATCGGTGCACGATTGAAATATTTAAAACCGTTTGGTGCATCAGTCTTGATGAAAAACGCATCTGTGTCTGTTAAGAAGTGGTTAACAACCGCTCCTTCTGGTAACATACCCATGTTTTTGATTGCGTTTGGATCATTATCTGAAGTTCCAACTCTAAGATTACTGTTCAATACTCTTTCAGCAGTAAACTGTAATTCTTTTGGAATTATAAGTTTTGTGCCTCTTACAGCAATTTTCAGTCCTCTTTCATCTTTAAAACCAGCAATATCAATCAATGCCTGCTCAAGTGATGTCTCATTTAAGTCAGAGGCAACTGATAAGATGTTACTTTGGTTACCATTGATGGTTGGGTGAGAAGCAGACGCTAATGCAGCACCATCACCAATTGCACTGCTTGTACTAAACGCATTGTTTAGAATAGCAGCAGCTTTGATCTGTTTGGTTTGTGCCATAGATCTAGCTAATGCTTTGGTGTATCTACTTGCAAGTCTATCATAAAGATTATCCTCAATAGCTTCCTCAGTGATTGAAAAAGCAAGAGCAATAGTCTCATGTGTATATCTTGCAGTAAATGTTTCTTGTGCATCGTCGAAGCTCACAGCTCCACCTTCTGATTTAGTCGGTGCAGTTGAAAAGCCTGCTAACATCACTTCTTCTTCAAACGCTCTATCTGATGACTCTTCATCAAATATCTCTGCGTGTTCATTTTCATACCTGTCATACTCAAGGCCAAATAAGGCATTAAGACCAGGCTCTAGCTCTTTCGCTAATTGTGCTCTTGATATAGCCATACTCTATTCTCCTTATATACCAGTATTGGCAGCGGTACCAACGGCAGCCGCAAAGCCTGAGTTAAAGTGTCCTAGAAGACGTACAATATACTGATGACCCAATGCTGAGTAATCTGTATTACCTTCATCTTCATACAACCCTACTATTCTGACATCCAAAGTTGCTGTTGTTGCAGCTGTAGATATGTCAAGCATATCAGTAGACTGACCTGTGTTGGTGCTACCGTTGTTTACACTTGCCATACTAGCATTTGCAAAAATATCAGCCAAGGCTGTCGCTCTATCTGTGTTAGTTCCGTCTGCAACTACTGTGAATAATTGCATAGGATTGTCAAATACAAACGCCTTTATGGGGAAGTTTGTATCAACACTGACATTATTTGATCCTGGCCAAAAGTTTTTAAATGTTGTCTTTTTTGTGCCTGAATCGACATATTCAACACCATAAAAAACTCCTAACGGTGCAACCGCTTGGTCAGAAATGTCTATGACTCCTGCGGAAGTAGGAATTACTATGCCACCTTGATAGATAGCATTTGTATTATTGGACGCAATTTCATACTGTGTAGTACCAGTAGTGTTAGCACCCGCACCTACTAACCCAATAGGACGTAAGCCATAGCCGCCTGCTAAATTATTAGCCATTTAAGTCTCCATTTAAGTTAAAAGTTAAGATTTTTTCCCTCCGAAACTTACGCGAGATTGACGGTCTGGTCTACTAATCGTCATAGTAGAGTGAGCATTTTCTCTCATCATATCCTGATCCACTGCCTGCATTTGATCCGCACTTCTTTCTGCAAAGTATGCAGTTCTTTCTGCTACGGTTTCTTCAGGAATACGAGCTAAAATTAATCCACCGACTCCGAATATACCCTCATATTTACCTGACTCAATAACTGGTGCTTCAAAATCTGGATATTCATCTTTTCTTACGAGCTCCCATCCTTCTCGTATTTTAGCAGAGATATTCTTTGTATCATTGAATCCTCTGGTTTCCGCTCTTATCCAGCGATGTTTGTATCCGTCAGGTGCAGGAGGTGCATCCAACATAGATGGTGGAGCCCACGGTTTTCTTGCAGCTGTCTTTTCTCTTGTATTAGATGTTCTAGGAGACCTCGAAATAGGTTTCTCAAACATTTCGTCTTGTGTTGCCATAATCAATTACTCCTTAACATATTTTGCGTACTCTTCA